AATATTTTTTATATTCCATGATTTAATACCTGGTTTTAAAAAAAATGGTATTTTTTTATAATTTTTCTTAAAATTATTCATCATTTCATTAGAACCTTTATATTTATTATCAATGTATGTTATTGTAAAATCTGGTTTAAAACACAATTCCCATAAATATATCATACTCATTAAATTAGAAAATCCTATTTGATATGAACGAGCATATATTTGAAATCTATTTTCTTGATATTGTTTTATTATATTTTTTTGATAATCTAATAATAATATATTAAAATTAGATTCAATAAAATATTCAATTGAATTAAAACATTTAGCATATTCATTCATTTCGTTTTTTGAAAAAATATATTTAATGTTTTCTCTTCGTAAATCAATATCTTTCTGAAAAAATATATTTTCTGTTCTTGTTATTTTTTTTTTATTTTTGAATTTCCATATTATCTTTTCAACTTCTTCTTTATCAAATACCATATTTTTCTTTTTTAATGTTATATATCTAGTATTGATGGTCAAAAAATAGAATATGTTGAATAATTTTTCAATTAAATGTTAAAAAAATGACATTTTTGATTTGTTTTTTTAATTATTTTGCTTTATCTTTGTAATATGAGTAAAAGTAAAGCAATAGTATTATTTAGTGGTGGATTAGATTCAGTAATAGTTGTTAAATTATTACAAGAACAAAATATTGATGTAACTACATTATATATTGAAAATGGTTTTCATAAAGGAAATAAAGATAAATATCTTAAAGATTTAGCAAAAAAATTAAATGTTAAATTAATTATCAAAGATTCAAAAAAAGAATTTTTCGAAATGTGGAAAAACCCAAAGTTTGGATATGGAAAAGCAATGAATCCTTGTGTAAATTGTCATGCATTAATGACTAATATAGCATTAGAAGTTATGAATGAAATAAATGCAGATTTTGTTGCAAGTGGTGAAGTTCTTGATCAAAGAGGTTTTTCTCAAACACCAACACAATTAAAAAAAGTAATAAACTTAATAAATAATCCGGATAAAATTTTACGTCCATTATCTGCTAAATCGTTACCAGAAACCCAAATGGAAAAAGATGGATTAATTGATAGAAAGTTATTATTAAACATTAAAGGTAAATCAAGAAAAATACAATATGAATTATTATCTAAATATAAATTAAGTAAAGAAGAAGTTGAAGTTCCTGCTGGTGGTTGTATTTTAGCTGAACGTGGTATAAAGAAAAAAGTTAAAGGTTTAGATATTAAAAAATTAAAATTGGAAGATTTTGAAATATTTAAATATGGTAGACAATGTTTAGTTAATGAAACAAAATTAGTATTATCAAGAAATAAGTATGAAATGATACATCTTAATAAATATAATGTTGATAAAGGTACTTTTGTGAAAATAACAACAAATGAAATTAAATCACCAATGGGTTTATTAAATTTATCATCAGAAAAACTTAGTTATTTTATTGAGAATAATTTAAATGATAAAGAAATAAAACAATTATTAGATTTAGTAAAAGAAAAAATTAAATCTTTTGTTAAGTTTAAGAATTATGAAGAAAATTTCAAAATAAAAATAGAAGGAAAATTTAATATTTTAGAATGGTAAAATATTTTGTTCAATAAAAAAGAGTGTTCATTGTCAATGAACACTCTTTTTTATTGAACAAAATTGAAATTAATCTTCATTTTGTATATCTTGTGCTTTTCTGATATCAGATGCCAAAATTGATTTTTTATTCATTTCATTTTCAGTTGATTTAAAAGGCTTTCTTTCTTCACTTTCATCTCCCCAAGTCATTTTAATATCTGGCCAAGAAATTCCTGATAAATCTTGAATCATTTTATTCTTAATTAAATCTAAAAATCTTGATCCAGGATAAATTTTTGTTGCTCTACCAAAGACATTCGATATTGAACCAATTCCTTTATGTCCACCAGCAACAGTTGTCACACCTTCAACAGCATTTGGATCTAAACCAAAATGGGTTTCAAAATTCTTTAATAAAACTTCACAATATTTACCAAGATTTCCAACAGTTGTACCATCTTTTAATTTAGGTAAATAGTTTTCATCATAATTTTCTAATTTATGATATGATGCAACCTGAAATGTGTTTCCATATTGTAACAATATCCAGAAAATTGGTTGTTTTGCTCTGAATAAAAGTTTTTCATTATCTTTATCTATAAAACCAGTTATACCTTCTTTATTTGTATCACTATTAGTAAGATCTTCAATAATTTTTATATGTGTTTCATTATTTTCATATGAAATATCACCAATTAATTCTAATTTTTGACCGATTCTTCCTTCTAAATCAGAATATAATGGACTATTTTTATCTATTATATATTCAATTGTTGGAATTAAACTATCTGATTTTCCATATTCTACATCTAATTTAGTAGTAATTTTTTCCATATCTTTCTCAACTATTGCTCTTGCTCTCAAAGCATTTGCCCATGTCCCACTTGGTACAAAAACCATATTACCTAGAATTTGATAGCCTTCCGGTTTAATTCCGTTTGGTGTATGAAATTTATTCCAAAATTCTCTTTGTGAATGTATAGTTTCTTTAGAAAATCTTCCTTTCCCTCTTGTTCTTTCTTGCATAGTTTTCAATCTCCATTGAGCATCTTCAATAAAATCTTTTTGAAATGATTTTAATAATTCGTTATCATTTAATTTTAAATGATTAATATATTTATCAATATCTGTACCAAAGCCAGCATTTTTTGCAGCCTTTTTTAAAGCCCATAAATTCATGTTATTAGATGGATACAATAATCTAAATAAACGATATACATTATAAATTGATGGTGCCATATCTGTTGAATTTGCAACAACTTCAATAAAAGTTTTATGATCTGAACGTTTTAACATTTGATTAAATGCTGCAGCAAATTCTAATTTTGATTTAAATTTTTTGAAGTCAAAATCTAATAAAACTTCTTGTTCAATCTCATAATCATCATATTTAGCAGAATCAACCATATCAATAACATTTTGAATAGTACCATCAATTGGTACACCTAATTGATCACAAATTCCTTCATAAGCAGAAGTTGTTTCTGTTTTAACAGATCCTCTATTTTTTTCTTTGTTTTTAACATTTTCTAAATCAAAAGAACCATGATGATCCATATAAACATCTATACCATCAGTATTATCTGCATAATCAAGAGCAATATTAATATATTTTGGATCTAATTTTGTTGTATTCCAACCTTCTTGATAATTCACAATACCATATCCATGTATTTTAAAACCTTTACCTTCAAGATAATTTTTCATAACAGTTGCAGAATATATACCATCTAAATCATCATGAAAATATATCATAACTTCTTTACCAACTTTACCTTTTTTTATCCAATAATCTTCTGAATTTGGTATTCTTGGAGCTGATTCATTTAATTTTGTTGTAAAATTTTTATAATTTTTCATATTTTTTTTTTATTTTAGTTTATTATTTATTATAGTTTTATATGTGTTCTGTATAAGTTTATCAACTTTTTTTGCTTGTTTTGATGCTTCTTGTTTTTCAGGTGATAATGGTGTTCTGCCTTTTAATTTATATTTATTTCGAATTTCTTTAGTATTTTTAGTTGTCATATCTTGTACATCAATTTGTAATTTTTTGATATTTATCCATAAATCTTCTAAATTTGTTTTTAGATCTTTATTAATATTAAATAATTGTTCATCAATATTTGATAAATCTATAATACCAAGACTAGTTATTCTTCGTTTATCAAATAAAGAAGTATTTTTATTATTTTTATTATTTATATTTTTTGGTTTTGGAAATGTGTTTGGATTTTTTCCCCATTCTTTTAATTGTGTAAATGTAAATCTTGGACCATGTTGACCTGGTTCAATATTTTCTGTTAAACCTTGAATGACATAATCATTTAATGGAATATTTATGATATTTAGTTTATTATTTTTTTCCTTGAGTATCATTAAAATATAATTTTCTCGATCACTTATTTCTTTCATTCTATTAATTAAATTTCCAAGTTGTGTAGTTTTTTTCTTTTCCATATATTTATTCATATCCGTTGTTTTGCCTTCCCAAAATTTAATCTGATAATTTCTACCCTTTTGATATCCTTGTTTATGATATACTACATCAACTGCTGAATTGTCATCAAAATTATGTGCATCTATTAATCCAGCAATAAATCCTTCAATTAGAAATCCAGCAGTAGTTGCATTAAAGTTATTTTTAATTTCTGATAAGTAATCTAATAAAATTATACCAGAAATTTGACTTTGAATTGTTTTACCTTTATTTTTTATGTCTGAAAGAAATTCTATTTTTTTTGTTAAGTCTCCTTTTCTTTCAAATCCTGCATCCACTATTAAATTTGATATTTCTTTTTTAATATTTTTATCTATTTTAACTTGTGTGAAATTTGTTTTAATAAATGTTTCATCTCTATGTATTTGATATGTTATTTTATTTGTATTTGTATCTAAATCAAATATATCTAAAATATCCATTAAATTTAAATTTGCTTTTATAAATGATACTCCTTGATATTTTTTATGATTTGAATTTTCTAAACGTAATGAATTTGGAAATAAAAAATAAGGTGCAATGATTTCAAATTTTCCATTTGTTATACTTCTAAAATATAAACTTATATTATCATTCAATATATTTAATTTTATGATAGATTTATTTACATTCATTTCATTAAAAATATCATCAAAATCAAATAATATTTCATCATTCCAATTTTCTGCAATATTATTTAATTGTTTTTCACTATAAAGAGATGTTACAATTAGATTTTCTATTTTTATTGTTTCATTTAAAAAATTCTTAAATTTTTTCATAATAATATAACATTTTTTATTAACATATATATAAATAAAAAAAAGCCATATTTCAAATATGACTTTTTTGTTTTATAATAAAAATTATTTTAATAATTTAATAAGATTTTCTATTAATAATTTCTTATTATTTTTTAAATTCTTAATCATTGAAAAAGTATCTGATCCTTCAACAGTAACACCTTCAAAAATATTTAATTTATTTTGATGATATTTTATGAAAGTTTCTGTAAAACTTTTTAATTTCATTTCGGTTTCAAGATTATATTTCAAAATAACAATAGAATCTTGTTGTTCAGTTATAATAAAATGTAATTTTTCTTTAGAAATATTCTTAGATTCTAATAGTGAAATAGTTGAACTTGGTTTAACTGGACCAAAAAAAGATACAACTTTACCATTAAAAACAATTGATTCAGATACAACTTCTTCTTTTTGTTGAATCTTTACAGATTTTCTTTGATTCTGTTTAGATTTTTTTATAGAAATTTTTTTTGAATCACTTGTTTTTGGTTCTTCAACTTTTGGTATTCTTTCAACTTCTGGTGTAGAAGTTTTCATGTTTTTATTTTCACTAATATATTCTGAATATTTCTTTAATCCCATTTTTTATATTGCTTGTGTTTGTGTGCCTTGGATATCTTGTCCTTGTCCTTGTCCTTGTGATTGTGTTTGAGGTTGTGTTTGAGGTTGTGTTTGACCTTCTTGACTTTGAATATCTTGAGCAGTTGCTTGTGCTTGAATATTTTGTGCATCTTCATCTTGTAATTGAGTTTGAGGTTGCATTTGTGCTTGTGGTTGAGCCTGCATTTGAGTTTGAACAGGTTGAACTTGAGTTGCAGCAGTACCTTCAGTTATTGAAGTTGGAAAATTTTCAATATTCATAAAATTAGTAGCTAAATAATTTACTAACATTTCTGCAATTTGATTTTTACCAAATTTATCTTCTAATTTTGTTCCATTTTCATCTTTTACTTTTTTCATATATTGTGAAACTAAAGAACCAGGTATAGTGATAGCAGGTCTAACAATAAAATCATTTCCCATTATCATTACATCTTCATTAATTCTTTGACCACTCTTATTTGTAGTTTTGAATTCTTTTAAATTTTTCATGTTTTTCATAATTTTTATATTATTTTTTTACAATATATATATTAATATCAAAAAGTCATTTTTTGAATATAAGAAAAAAAGATTAAAAATATGGATAAAAATATAGAAGTAAAAGTAAAATCTAATAATATTATAACTATAATACTTTTTATAGCATTAATAATAGTTACTTATTTATATTTTTCTGGAGAATCCGGATATAAAAATAAATTAAAAGATATTAAACATAAACATGAATTAATTGAAGACAGTTTAAATAAAAAAATAAATAATTTAGATTCACTATATACTAATTTAGAAACACTTAATAAGAATCTAAGTTCAGATATTGATTCTTTAAAAAATAATCAACATGATAATGAAAAACCTACGCTTACACCTTTTCATGGTCTTTCTTCTGATAGTATCAGTAGTATATTCGCAGGATACGACCCAAATGGTTATAGACACCAATAATTTTGAAATAAATGATATAAAATCAATTAAACCAATAGTAATTAAAAAATATAATACAGTATATTATTGTTTTGATACTGAGCAAGCTCAATATATTTACAATTCTTTTCAACAAAGAGATTTTTATATTAATAAATATAATCAAAAGAAAAACGATTTTAATAAAATAGTTTTGTTATATGAACAAAAAATAGCAAACTTAGATTCAATGATTAATATAACTAAATCTAAATGTGTTTTAAAAGATTCATTATATAAAAATAAAGAACATGAGTTAGTTGAAACAGAAAATATCTATAAAGAAAAATGTAAAAAATCAAATAAGAAAATACTTATTGGTAGTGGTACAGGATTAGTGCTTGGTTTATTAATAGGATTATTATTATAATTTAGAATCAATTCAATCTTATATTATCTCTACTTTGATCCCATGGTGCAACTTCATAATATTTTTTATTACTAATTAATAATTTATCATCTTTATGTATTTTAACAACTGAAATTTTTGTATTTGGATTTGTTTCATATGGTGCAGTTAGACTTTCTGAACTACCTGCTGGTACTAAATTATTCCATCCATGAAAATAACCATTAACCCATTTTCCACCTTCCCAAACTCCTTGAAAATCACCACTATAAAAAACTCCATCATAAAATTTATCTCTATAAGAAGATGAAGAAACATTTCTATTATCTGCTTTAAGTTGAACACCAGCTTTTCTATTAAAATATCTTGAAGTTGTTGATATTTTACTATTCCATAATTCAAAATTTGATTTTTCTTCATTTGTAAATTCTCTTGTACTAAACCAATCAAAATATGAAGAATTATAAGCATACATCCCATTAGTTTCAAAATTATCATCTTCATCATCATCTTCATCAATTTCTTCATCATTATAATAATTATCTAAAATTGGATTATATGAAAAACCCTCAAAAAATGTATTTGTTTGTCCTCTTCGATATCTCCAATATGATTCAAACATATTAGTATCATATTCATTTAAGTGAAAAATGCTATCATCTTCTTCAACCATTCTATCATCATCATAAATTAAATTTTGTGAATCTGTTGGAATACCATACCATGATAAACCTGTGCTTGGTATAACACATTCCGGACAAACACTTTCTATTTCTGCTAAAGTATGTTTTCTTGAATATTTCACAGAATAGACTTTTGATCCTGATGCAATTAAATTTGATATTGATATATATTTATATGAATATCTTAATAATGTTTTTACTGTAACTGTGGTCATATTAGCAGATTCAAATATTTGTGAATAATCTGGGGTTGGTGTTAAAACTGGTAAAGCTGATACACCTTGACCACCTTGAATATTTAATGTACTTTTTAAATTAAATGATATTTTTCCTTCAAATTGTATTTGAAATTGAGCATAATAATCTTGTGATGTTGTTCTATTTATTGCACTATCATTATCAATATTAATATATAATTCTTCATCATTATTTGAAAATTTATATGTATTTGGTGGTGGTGCTGCACTCAGAACATTTCCATTATATACACTTGTCCAACCAGTCCAACCATAAGATGTTGCTGCAGATGTTATAACTTCTAAATCAGTCAATGGTGACACATATAAATCAGTTGAATGTTTTTCACCAATACTAAATTTATTTAAAAAATGATATTTTATCCAAGATGTAAATGTGTTCATAAATGGGATTTGTAAATTCATATTTAATAAATTATGAAATGATGAATGATGATTAATAACATCTTCAGATATTGTTGTTTGTGTATAATCTGGATTTGTACCACCACTTACAAATATTTCTACATTATTATTTGTATTAATATAAGATAAATCATTAATTGATATTGGACTATGTTTCCAATTAACACTATATTTATTTGTTCTATCTATATTTTGTGCAGTTCCAGTATGTGTATTTTCTAACCACCAGGGTGGGACATTTGAACCACATATCCAATCTTCATCACTATATGGTGAATTTGTATTTTCTTTGATCTTAAAATAATCAAGATTATTAATATTATCTGTTCCACCAGCAAGACCATTATCAAGAACTGGAAGAGGATTTGTAAAATAACCTGAATTTGTGATAGACCACGCATTCTTAAAATTTAAATCAAATGCTGTTTTTTCTTGTGAATTTGCATCATTATATAAATTTTTAACATGTTCAGATTCAAATAGTAAATAAATATATGTATCATTAGTATTCTTAATGTAATATTGAATATATTGATATGAATCCATTGTATATTCTGATTCATTTGAACCATTACTATATAAATCATTAAAAGTACTATAAATATCTTCAAAACTAGAATTTGGATTATTTTCTTTGAAAGCTAAATCAACAATATTGACATTTAATCCATCAATTAAATGATCTAATCTATATTTTAATATTCCTTTATTTTCAGTATCTGTACAATCTATTTTAACTATTAATCTATAAGGTGAAAATGTTAAATTATTTGAAGATGTTGATGTTGTAGCAGACCAAGGCACAGAATCCATAACATCAGATTCATTAAATGGTCTTATATCAGATAGTGATGGTCCAACACTTAACACACCACTACCTAAAGAATTTATTTGAGAATTTATTTGAGCAGGATATATATTTACTATTTTTATATTAAGATTTTCAATTATTGTATCTTCAAATATTTCCATTTTTGTATCAGAAATACTCATGTATGCTTCAGATGAACCTGATAATCTTGCACCAAATTTTCCATCATAAAAATTACCATTATTCCAAATATTTTCATTCTCAATACCAAGTATAGAAGAAAAATAACCACCTCTAAAATCACCATTATTAAAAATTGTTCCATTATGCATATTAGTATTAACAAAATTACCATTATTAATAATTACATTATCAAAATCATCTAACAAAAATTCACCATTTTCAATGATTATTTTATCATTGCTATCTACGGAATGAGATATACCAGATAAATATCCTTTTGCACCTTGATAATGATTTCTCCAAATACCTTCTAATATAACATAAGTATCACCAGTTGAATTAAAATATGCAAAACTTCCACCAGAATATTTAGTTGGATCTTCATATTGATTATATGGTGGTATTGTTAATATTTGATTATTTAATTCAACATCATCAAATCCATTTAATTCTAAATCATCACCAGGTCTAAATGAATGACCATTTATAAATTCTACATATATTTTTTTAACAAAATTAGAACCATCTTTTAATATTTTTTGTGAAATAGAACCACTTAATCCACTTTTATTGATTATTTTAAATATGTTACTTTTAAAAGTACCATTATAAATTATAATATCATTTGCTATTGTTGAATTTTCTATAGTTCCATTTTTTATTATATTTTTATGATAAAAAGTTGAATCAATTATTTCGCCATTTAATACTTTAGTATCAGAAAATTCAGAATTTATTATTTTTGAATTATTTTGATTTGATAAGATAATATTTGAATTAATTATTTCACCACCATTTAATTCAGAAAATTTAATATTTGAATCAATTATTTTACCATATTCTAAATTAATATTAGATAATATACTATTGTGAATTTCACCACCATTGATAGTAATATCATGTACAATTGGTGAATATAAATTATTAATTGGTTTCATTTCACCACCATTAAAAAATCCACCAGCAAATAATGCTGTCTTTTTATGTGATTCTGAGCCAGAACCTTCATCCCATGTGACACCCCAAAATGTTCCACCTTGAAATTTTCCATTTTCCCATAATCTGCCTTTAAAATCACCATCAATAAAATAACCATTTTTCCAAATAGAATCACCAAGACTAACATTATTAATATCAACATCACCAAAAACACCAGTTAAAAAAATACCATCATTCCAAGTTTCTATTACAAATGGATTTTGACTATTTTCCCATTTTCCATAATTCCATTCTGAATCATCATCAATTGTTGAATTTTTATAATGACCATTATTTATTATTGCTTGTTCAATTTTACATTCATCAAAATAACCATTATCAATATTATTTGATTGAGTTTTTATTCTACAATTATAGAACCAACCATTTTCAATATTACTATTAGTAATAGAATTATTTGAATTTATAAAATATGAATATCCATATAAATTATTATTTAATGTATTTATTTTAGTATATGTATCAGTAGTTTCATTATAAATTAAATTTAATGATATATAATTTGATTCATATTTATTTATTAATGTTGTATTTATAATATCAGCATCAAAAACAACACCTTGTTTCCATTCACATGAATCAATAATACTATCTGAAGTTGTGATTATTGCTGAATCAATACTCATATGACTAATATGTAATTTCTGTGCAGATATTTTTGAAACATAATAATCATATGGTTTTATTCCTTGTGGAATATCAAAAATTTTTCTTTCTATTACAAAAGAATTAATATTTTTATTTACATGAATTATATTATATCCAGTTGCATATTTAGAATAATAACTATCAATTTCTTGATCAATATAAATAGAATTATCTAAATTTAATGAGTCAACTATGTCACCAGTGAAAGTTAGAAAAACATTATCTCCTTCTTCAATATGTGAATCAATTTCAGTGTATAATTGTATGAATCCATTATATGAATCTATTTTTGGTAATATTTTTACTGCATTTACACTACCTAAATCATCATATCTTAATGTTGTCATTTATTTTAATTTATTTTTCTTTATATATTAAATTGTACCACTTCAAAAAAGATATATAAGTGAAATTAATTTTTTAAATGAATATAAGTGAAATTAAATTAAAATTAGAACAACAATTTGTTGATGATTATGATGATCTTTATCAATTTATGATTAATATTAATGATACATTAAATGAATTAAATATTGATTCAAAATATGAAAATTATAATGATTTCTGTTTGGATATTGAAAAATATATATTGAATGATGATATTGATGTTATTTCACCTCAAATTATGTCAGATGCTTTAAATAATATGATTAAATTTAAAATTATTGAAGATGATAATTATGAAGAAAAAATTCTTGAAAAATTTAATAAAAAAACAGATATTGTTATTAAAGATATTGAAAATATAAAAAATAAATTTAAAAAATAATTTTTATTTTTAACTATCTATTAATCAATGACTTATATATCTATAAAGTATTGATTAATAGATAGTTATGAAAGAGAAAAAAAGCAATTTTCAAAACAAATATATAGAATTGTAGTATAAAATTAGAATGAAAATTGTTTAGAATAATTAAAAATAAATAATTAAAATAACAACTTTTTTTGATTTTATAATATAATTTGAAAGCAATTTAAATGGTTAGTTTTCCAGAAAAAAAACATTGTGAAGATTTAAAAGATTTAAAAGAATTTAAGGCATTTAAGGCAATTTTTATTATTTAACGAAATTCAACAATTTTTTATACTTCATATAAAAAATACTTATATGAAATATGAGTGAAAACACAGCAAATGACTTCCTATTCGGAGGTATGCAAGCAGATGATGCATCAATGTCAGTATTTGACAAAAAATCAACAACAACAGATGGTATTTATCGACCATTATTAAAAGATGCAAAAGATAAAAAACATGGCTATCATGCATTAATCAGATTTCTACCTAACTTATTAGATTCAGGAAAAATTGGACCATCAGCAATTGAAAAGCATGTCCATTATGTTAAAATGAATAATGAACCAGGTTTATCAGGTTATTATGATTGTAAGAAAAATCATGAATCAGATTGTCCTTTATGTACAGAATATTGGAAATTAAAGAATTCAGCAAATGCAGCAGATAATGCAAAAGCAGATCAATTATCAAGAACAACAAAATATTATTCTTATATTATGGTAATTGAAGATGAACAACATCCAGAATTAGTTGGTAAAATATTAGTTTATCCTTATGGATACACTATTAAAGAAAAAATCAATTCAGAACGACAAGGTGAAGTTTCTGGTGTTCCAACTAATGTCTTTGATTTAGCTAAGGGAAAAGATTTCAAATTGATTATAAAGGAAAAAGCCGGATATCAAAATTATGATGCCTCAGCATTTAAACCTGAATCACCTATAAAACTATATAATGAGAAAACAGATAAATTTATGCCAGCACCAATCAAAGAAGATGGTACTATTGGTTTTGATGGTGATGCTAAAAAAACAGAAAGTGTTTATAATAAAATTAAAACATTCTTATCTGAAAAAACTGTAAAGTTAGAAGATCATAATGCAACTAAATGGGATGAGAAAATTACTGGTAAAGTAAATAATGTTCTTGCTATTTTAAGTGGTAATATTGAATATAAAGCAGCTCAAAGTGCAAGTGCGACTTCTACTGATTCAACAACATCTACTGATACAGATGATTTTGATTCTGAACCACAAGAAGCAGATGATTTTTTTGATATAGAATAAGTGAATAAAAAAGAACAAAAAAAAGACTATTAAAAACTAATAGTCTTTTTTTAATATATAAAATATGATAATAAGTAAAAATGTTAAAGTTAAAATAACAAAATATAATATAAAGAAATTTTCTAAAATAAAAGATAATTTAGAAATTGATAAAGAGTATTTTTTTCCAATTGAAAATTTTGGTCATGGTTCTAATTATTATATAATCGCAAAATGTGATTACTGTAATAATGAAAAAGAAATAACTATAAAGAATTATTATAATAATATAAAAAAACAAAATAAATTTTCTTGTTCTCAAAAATGTGGATTACTTAAAGCAAAAGAAACAAATTTAGAACGATATGGTGATGAAAATTTTAGAAATATTGAGAAAACTAAACAAACAACATTATCAAAATATGGTGTTGATCATATATCAAAATTAGAAAGCATTAAAAATAAGAAAAAAGAAAATTTTAATTCTGAAAAACATTCTGAAAAAATTAAAAAATCATTAAGTAACAGAACAGATGATGAACAACAAAAAATAAATAAAAAACGAGAAAAAACTATTCTAGAAAAATATGGCGTACATAATATATCACAACATGTTGATATAAAAACTAAAATAAAAAATAAATTAATAGAATCTGGTGGATATCCATTTGAAAAAACATCAAAATATTATAAAAAAACAATATCAACAATAAAAGAAAAATATGGAGTTGATAATGTACTAAAGAATGAAACTATTATTAAAAAAATTAAAAAAACAAATCTTGAAAAGTATGGTGTTGATAATCCGCTTAAATCAAAAATTATTAGAGAAAAAATCACACAAACACTATTAAATAAATATGGTGTAGTTAATATTGAATTTTCTGAAAAATTTAGAAAAGATAATTATCAAATTGCGAAACATGAAAATTATATTAAATATTTAGGTAATAAAATATCAGAATTTAAATGTGATTGTGGAAAAAATCACACATTCAAAATTACTTTAGATAATTTTGAATCAAGAAATAAATCTAATAATTGTTTATGTACAGTGTGTTATCCTATTTCTGAACAATCATCATTAAAAGAAAAAATGTTATTAGAATATATAAAGACAATATATGATGGTGAAATTGTGGAAAATTATAGAGATAAAATAGAAATAGATATTTTTTTACCAGAATTAAATATTGGTTTTGAATTTAATGGATTATATTGGCATTCTGATAAATTTATTGATAAAAGAAAACATATTAATAAATTAAATTATTTTAGAGAAAAAAATATTAGATTATTTTATATTTGGGAAGATGACTGGGATTATAAAAAAGATATAATAAAAAGTCAAATTAAAAATTGGCTAAATAAAACAGAAAACAAGATTTGGGCAAGAAAAACGGATATTAAGGAAATAACAGATTCAAAAACAGTTAAAAAATTTTTAAATGAAAATCATATACAGGGTTTTATTAGATCTACAAAAAAAATAGGTTTATATTTTGAAAATGAATTAGTATCATTAATGACATTTGATAAAAATGAAGGAAGAAAAAAAATGAATGATGATGAATGGAATCTGAGTAGATTTTGTAATAAAATAAATACTAATGTAGTTGGTGGTGCATCAAAATTATTAAAATATTTTATTAAAAAATACAAACCTAAAAGAATAATATCATTTGCGGACAAAGAATGGAGTAACGGAAATTTATATTTTAAATTAAATTTTGTATTAAAATATGAAACAGATATAAATTATAAATATGTTATAAATAATAAAAGACACAATAAACAGAAATATACTAAACAAAAATTAATTAAAATGGGATATGATAAAAATATGTCTGAACGAGAAATAATGAATGATATATCTAATAGAGTATATGATTGTGGTCAAATGAAATTTGAATTATTATTATAATATTTCATTTTAATAAATTAATATATAAGTTTATGAAATATTTAGAAACATTTAATTTATTTGAAAAATCATCATTAACATCATTAGGAGTACCTGAAGAAGTAATGAAAGAAATACAAATTAATTTTGAAATTAATTCTAATGCAACTTGGACTAAAATGAAGTTGAAGAAAGATGTATTATCAGAATTAAAAAAAGATGAAAAACAATTTTTTATTCAATTAGATAAAAAAGGAAATATTTATATTTTTATTAATAATTATCAACATTATACTAAACAATATTTTAAATTAGAAACAGATGGTTGGGGTAGTTTTAGAATAGATGATAGAGAAACAATTAGTTACAATCAATTAACATATGCAATTAATATTAATGATGATATTTATATGTTAGAAGGATCTGATTTTGAAATAGAACCTAAACAAGATAGAAAAATAGTAGCACAAACAGAAAAATTAGAAAAAGAAACAGATGATTTTAAAATTTATATTTTAAAACATTTTAATTCAATAATTAAAAGAATTTATGGTAGAAAGTATTCTATTGTTATGAAAACAATAGCAGAAAATATTGGAAAAATATCAACAGATTCTACACCAGAAGAAATTTTAAAATTTTTAAATGATAATAAAAAATTAGCTGAAACGGCTAAAGAATATGAAGATGCTAGGGATGATGAAGATATTTTAAGATTAAAAAGATTAGAAAAACAATTTAATTCACTAACTATATTAGATGAATATTTAATAAAATTTGAAGTAGGATATAGTGATTTATATTATACACATTTAAATATTAAGGATTTAATCGATGAATTTGGTAGAATGTATATTGAAACAGCATTTATGTATTATTTATACACTGGTAGATTAAAAAAATTAGAAATTAAATGATTACAGATTTTATAAAATTTTTAAATGCCTATTTATTGGTGTAAATAAACTTAAAGATGAAATAATGATAACAAAATTTAAAATATTTGAAAATGCAGATGATATAGAAATCATAAATAAAGAAACAGGAGAAAAAGAATATCTAGATCATGTTACTGAAAATTCTTTTGCTTTTATGTGTGAATCTTCAGATGATGATTTATATATTTTTGAATATCAAACACATCAAGAATTTTTTCTTGAAAATCAATTATATGACTATGAAAAAATAAAAAATATGGTTATAAAAAATACATTAAATTATACTAATTGGGATTTTGATGAATCTGATTTTGATAGTAAGGAAGAATATGAAATGGAATTAAATGATATGATTTATCATTATATTGAAGAAGAATTGATTTTTGAATGGATTAGAGGTAGAGTTTGGTCTGTTCAAAAAGTAATTGGATTCTGGAATGTTATTGATCAAAATGATTTAATAAAAATAATTAAAAAATTAAATAGAGAATTAAATATTAATATTGATGATAATTGGTTAATTCATTTGTCTATGAAATATGATAAAGAAAATTATAAATTTATTCATAAATTTTCAACAATTGGTGAATATACTAAAGATTTAATAACATCTGAAATGGAAAAAGATATGAAAGAACGAGAAAAATTACATTTACTTAAAGGTAAAGATAAAATGAAATATTTAAAAAAAATGGGTTATAAATCAAAGCATAAATCAAATAATATGATAGATGCTGAATATAATGATAAATCAACAAGATACAAATTTACAGAATCTCAAAATACTGAAAGTGATGATCATAGAGTTAATCAAAATGTTAATATAAGTAATAATAAAAAATTTGGAGAAAAAACACCAGTAGAATTACCATTAGATTATTATGGAATACCAGATGAGAATGGTGATGTTGATAAAGATGATGAATATTATTCAACATCAGCCGGTAGAGATGGTTTATATCATGGTACAGAACCAGGACCAAATAAAGGTTTAAAAGCAAGATCAACAGCAGTTTATAAGATGTCTGCTGAATCTGTTTTATCATTTAAAGATTTTAATACAAATGAAGCAAGAATACAAGTTACATATAGAGGATTTTTAATGTTAAAAAATTCAGATTTATCTCCAGGTGCAGAAGGATATTGGACTATTCCAGATTTATATTATAGAGATTTCGCAAATAAAATTATTCAAGGTTATGATACTGTATCAATTACACAAGGAAAAGAGGCTATTGATGAATGGTATGATTTTAATCAAAAAGTGAAAATTTATAAAGAAAATTAAGATTTAATTTGTATTATAAAGATAATAGATATATATTTGTACTATGATAAACTTTATAAAATACAGTATTCAAGATTTCATATTATTCATGTTAGCATTTTTGACAGAAGAAATTTATGATAATGTATTTAATTATTTTAATAAAAAATAAATTTGTTTTTTAAAAAAATAGTTTATATCTTTGTGAAACATTTTAAAAATTAAAATATGAAAATTGAAAAATCTTACAATCAAACAGCAATAGTAGAGACATTAAATAAATTAGAAATAGAACAAAAAGGTAATAATATATTTACTAGGTTTGATAATAAGTTGATAGCAGATTCAACAGTGTCAAATAAATATGAATTTTTCGATTTTCCTAATTTTGCAACAAATATTGTTAAAGAAATAGAAAATTATTTTACACCAGAGAATTATATTCTTAGAATAAATAAAGGACAACAAGAACTTCGATTAATTGGTGAAGAAGTTGAAATTAATGGTGATAAATATCACAAAATGTTTAATATATTCAATTCAACTGATAGATCAAGAGCATTAGGTTTAAATATTGGTCTAATTAGATTTGTGTGTAGTAATGGTATGGTTATTGGTGTTGAAGATGAATTATCAAAATTATCTGTAAAACATTTTAAAAGTACATTACCACAAAAAGTAGATTTATTTTTAAATTCATTAAAAAACTTTGATTTAAATATCAACAAACAAACATTAGCATTAAATAATTTGAATGGTAGATATGTATCATATAGAGAGTTGATTGAAAATCTTTCAAAGAATAAAGATGGTATTATTACAGCAAATAAAATGAATACTGTTAGAGCATTTTCACAAAAATTATTAAAATCAGAAACAGATAAAATTAAAAATCTTAAACAAGAACAAATTGAATTATTAAATAATCCTGAATTATTTACTGAAAAAGGTTATGATAAAATTGATGTAGAAATGAGTGCATATAATGCATTAAATTGTTACACAGAAATATTTAGAAATTATAATAGTCAAATACTTGATAGAGAAACAAATAGAATTTTAGAATTAATTTAAAAATAAATTAAACAATCACAAAAATAAATAGTATAAGTTAAATATAAACAAATTAAAAATTAAAAAGTATGAACAAAAAAATTAAAATTCCATCATTTTTAGGAATAGGAGCAATTATTTTATTAATAGTTGTAATGATAATTGGTATTAAATCATTCAATACTGTTGGTTCTGGTGAACGAGCAGCAGTTTTTTATAAGTGGGGTAGTGGTGTAGATACAACTCGTGTTTTATCAGAAGGAACTCATATGATTGCACCATGGAATGATTTAATCGTTTATGATGTACGACAAAAAAAAGAAGATTTAGATTTATCTGTATTAGATAAAAAAGGATTAACTGTAAATATTGCAGTTACTGTTCAATATCATCCATTACCAACAAAAATTGGATTAATTGATATTAATTTAGGTAGAGATTATAAAGATGTTGTTGTTATACCAGAAAGTAAATCGGCAATTCGAGAAGTTATCGGAAAATACACAGCAGAAGAATTATATTCTACGAAACGTGCTGAATTACAATCAGATTGTGAAAAATTAATATCACTAACATTTATGAAAAATAATATAGTCTTAGATGCAATAAATATTAAAGATGTTGATTTACCTAAGAAAATATCTGATGCTATTTTATTAAAACAAGAACAAGATCAGAAAAATTTAACAGCACAAAAATTACAACAAGAAGCTATTTATAAAGCAAATGCAAAAAAAGAGGATGCAAAAGGAGATTCTATTGCAATAGTAACTGTTGCATCAGCAGAAGCACAAGCAATCAAATTAAAGCAAGAACAATTAAAAAAATCACCACAATATGTTGAATTGATGAAAGTAGAAGCATTTAAGGAAACAGATGGTAAATCTTGGTATGGTGAAAATAATATTTTTGGTGGTGAAACAACAGTTGTTAAAGGATTAAAATAAATGGCATTTCATTCACAAAGATACAAAATCTATATTAAATTAGCAATACCAAATAAATTATCTTTACACACCACATTTATTAAAATATGTGGTGTGTAAAATTTAGTTTGATTTAAAGTAAACTTTTTTAATATATTATAGTATATAATAGACTTGCGATAAAAATAATGGTTTGAATTAAACTAATGTAGTTTTACATATTTAAATAAACAGAATTCGACCATACATTCACTTTCGATATAATTAAAAATTAAATTTATTTTTTTATGAATAGACTTGAAAGAAATTTTGAAAAAAAAACTGGTATTAAATTTAATACTTTTTACAAAGATCATTATCAAAAATTGATTTTTTATTTAAATGGATGGACAAAAGATACTAATCTATCTGAAGATATTGCAGATGAAGCATTTATACAATGTTTAAAAAAAGTAGATAAATATAATCCTGAAAAATCACAAGTACATACTTGGTTATTCACTGTTGCAAGAAATATGACAATTAAAAAATGGAAAGATGGTAATAAATTACCAACAATTTCAATGGATAAAGATGTTAAAAATAATGCAACATTAGAAATGTTTTTGCCATATAATGATTCATCAAAAGAATTAGAAAGACATGAACTTATTCGAAGAAAATCTGCTTATGTTAAACAATGTATTCATGATTTGCCAGAAAAACAACATAAGTATAAAACTGTATTGATTTTGAGAGAAATTGATGCTATGTCTTATGATGAAATTGCAGATTATCTAAATTTAAATTTATCTACTGTAAAATCTCAAATTAAAAAAGGTAGAGAAATTATTAGAAAAAATTCTGCTGCTGGTCTTGCTGCTATTGAAAAACGTGGTGTTGATGATTATAAATAAAAAAGTATATGATACTGCATTACTACCGACACAAAAATTACTTAGATGAATGAAATTAGAACGAAAAATGAAATTAGAACGAAAAAATACTGAGATACGAGACCAAGAGCACATAATGAGTGCAGAAGGTACAAGTGATATAAAACCAACTGAAATAGCAAAATAAAATTACTAAAAATGAATGAATTATTAGAAAAAATTTTTGAATCATTTAAAGAAATATCAACTAATCTTCATTGTAATAGAGATTTTTTTGATTTACCAACATATTGGCATGTTGATGGAATACCATTTTTGATAAGAAAAAATAAGAAAAGTTTTTCTATTGAAAGTCATAAAGATTTTCCTAAAAAAATTCTTGTTTATGAAGAAAGTTCAAAAGAAGATATAATTAAATTAATATATGAAAATTTTATTTATTAATTATAA